CTACAGCTTTAATATGCCAACTCAAAGACTAGTCATAGCGGATGTTAAAACGGGTTTAGAAACAGATAGGACTCCTTTTATCATAAATAATGACGCTTTCCCCAAACTTGAAAATGCTTATGTTTGGAGAGGAAGGATACTGAGAAAACGAGGAGATCAACTTCTCGGAAGATTAGAAAGAGGTCTCACAGCTTCTTCCATTGGAAATACAGGCGCTTCTCCTTGGACTTTCAATATTTATTCTACAATCGTCCCTGCAATCACTGGACAAGCAAATGCCCAAATTGTTCCAGGAACTGTGGTTATTACCATTTCTGCAGGTCCTATTGTTTTCACTGATCAAGGGAACGGAACGCTGACAAGTCCAACTCCTGGAAATAGCGGCACAATCAATTACAGCACTGGATCTGTCACTTTGATCCATACTGCAGGAGCCGGCGTTGCTACAACAATAACGCTTAGATATTATCCAGTATTGCCAGTAATGGGAATAGAGGATTTTAATGTAGGAAACAGTCCTCAGCCAATTCCAATAACTTTTGACACTATGTATAGTTATGGTTTTGATCAAGGTCTCAATCGTTTCTATGACGTAACATTTTATAAAGCTACCAAAATCCCATTTACTTGGAATGGAACTAATTATCTCGGTCCCACCACAATTTCAAATGTCAATAATCCAACTGGATGTCTCTGGGCAACTAATGGAGAACCAGGATTTCATTATCTATTAGCTACATATACGGCTGGTACAGGAACAGCTACCTGGAATATTACTTTTACTGATCCTGGTGGGGCACCTTTTCAAACGTTAAAAGTAGGGGATATTCTTTGGTTCAACGAATGGGCTGGATCTACAGATGTAAATGGTGTAAGCGGAACGGTCTCAGCGATTGTTAATGCAGCTCTTGGTCAATATCAAGTTACTTTTGCTTCAGCTAAAAATGTTGCCGTAACACTGACAGGCATTGTGCAAATGATGACCAATTTTCTTCCTAATCAAGATGGTATTCGTTGGTACGATGGAGATCCTAATCTTAGCGCTCCTCCTAATAATCTTGGATGGGTTAATTTTGCTCCTCCTTTAAGTGCTTATGATCCCGTTACTAATCCTCATCCTACTTATCTTGTGGGAGCTAAACTTGTTCTGCCATTTAAAAACCGTTTACTTTTCTTTGCTGTTTATCTAAGAACAAGTGCAGCCTCTCCTGGAGTTCAATTCTTTCCAAATAGAGTAGTCTATAGCCAAGTCGGAACGCCTTTCTACACTAATCCTCTACCTTTCGACATAGCTACATCTACTCCCGATGTAACAGCTTGGTATCAAAATGTCGCTGGTAAAGGTGGCTTTATTGCTGCTCCCATTGATGATCAACTCATTGTCGTCATGGAAAATGAAGACATTCTAATCACAATATTTGAGAGCCAACCTTTAAAACTGATCTATACTTCAGATGATACTCTTCCATTCATCTTCCAAACCGTCAGCGCCGAACTCGGATCTCTAAGTACTTTTTCAGCTGTTAAACTTGATACTGGAGTATTATCAGTAGGAAGCTATGGCATCACGATGTGCACATCGACAAGTGTACAAAGAATTGATCTACAGATCCCTGACCAAGTTTTTGACTTTGGAATTGCTAATAATAATCCCCAAAGAGTGGCTGCTGTAAGAGATTACCAAAAAGAATTTGTCTACTTTACTTATGCTCCTGGCATTGTTCAGAATAAGACTTTCCCTTCTCAAACTCTTCTCTATAATTACAGGGAAAATAACTGGGCTATTTTCAAAGAAAATTACACAACTTATGGAACATTTCGAAGAACCACTAATAGAACTTGGTCGAACATTGGCCAATATTACCCTACGTGGGAAGAATGGACAGACTTTTGGGATTTTGGAGCCAACGAAGCATTCTTTCCAGTAATCGTAGGAGGCAATCAGCATGGATTTATCATGCAGAAGGGACTTTCAGTATTTGAAGGTCCTTCAGAAATCATCCAATCCATTAGCGGAAACATCGTAACATCTCCAAGTCATGGGCTGAATACCGGAGACTTTATTGAAATCTCAGGAATGATAGGCAGTACGAATCTTAATGGAACCATCCAACAAATCGTGGTTTTGACTGAGAACACTTTTTCTATAAATGAAGCCGCTGTGGGAACTTATCTCGGTGGCGGAGTATTCGCACGATTAAGCAGACCGATTATTCAAACTAAGCAATTTCCTTTGTATTGGGATGCAGCAAGGGGGGCCAGGATAGGAACTTCGAGATTTCTTCTAGATACGACTGCAACAGGAGCAATCACTGTTAACATCTTCTCAAGTCAAAATGCGAATACTCCATCAAATGATCCTTTAATTAGCCCATATATTCCCTTTACTACTACTGTTTTAACCTGTGCTGAACCAAGTCTCTATTCTAGCGCTACACCTCCATGGGAATCTCAGCAAGCACAGATATGGCATAGATTAAACACAAGCATCAACGGGGACACAGTTCAGCTAGGATTTACTCTCAGTGATCTTCAAATGAGAAATGAAGATATAAACCAACAAGATATAATCTTACACGCCATCGTTATGGATTTATATCCAGGACCGGCGTTGGGATTATGAGTACAAATACAAGTCAGTTTCAATCACCATATCTACTTGCTACTAGAAAGTTTCCGACTGATCCAGTTGAATTAGAACCAGTCTTATCTAAGTCCTATATTGATACAGCTAATGTAGTAAATGTCAAAACTACAGGAATTTATGAGAAACTTCAGGTAGCGATAGCAGACAAATATTATAATAATGGGAGCAATCCCGATTTTAATGTTAAAAGACAAGCATATCGCCAAGTTTATACTTTGGCAGCTCTTCCCAATACAGGTACAACAACAATTCCAGTAAACTTTGTGATAACCGCAAACACTCAATTTGTAAACATATACGGCACTGTTGAGTCTTCTACTATTTCTGTAGCTTTTACCCCGTGGAATATGACAAGGACAGATGATGCTCCATATCTAAGGGTCAATAGAACAACTAATAATATAGAAGTTGTTACTAATTCTGGAAATTGGACAGGATTTAGTGCTATGATAGTATTAGAATATATTTTAGGTTAAAGGATTAAAAATGACAATGTCTGCTCCCACCGGTTTAAGTGCACCCAGAGCGAATATTACTGGATACAAAACAAGAAATGTTCCGAACTATACACCTCAACAGATGCAATTGTTTTCGCAATTACTTGGAGGTACCCAGGGTGAAGGATTGTCCAAAGGGCTGCAAAGTCTTCAAGGATTGGCTGGAGGAGATGAAGAAGCTTTCGGACAGTTAGAAGCGCCAGCATATTCAGCTTTTCAAAAAACTCTGGGACAACTCGGATCTAGATTCTCGGGTCTAGGTGCTCTTGATTCTTCAGCCTTCCAAAATGCTACATCAGGTGCTGCTAGAGAACTTTCTGAGAATCTTGGATCTCAACGCATGGGTATTCAACAAAATGCTTTAGACAGGCTGCTAGGACTTTCTAATACATTGCTCGGGCAAAAACCTTTTGAAACATTTTTGCAAAAGAAGTCCGGGTTTGGAGACATTCTTAAGCATGCTTTGCCAGGCATTTTATCTCTTCTAGGAGGCTAACATGGTACAAATTATAGAACCTAACGATGCTCTCTCTCAATTGGGACAAGGATTATCGACACTCCCAGATGCTTTAGAACAACTCATGCAAAGACATCGCGAAAAAAAAGGAAGACTTGCGGAAAGTGAAGCATTAGCTAGAGAAGGTTTTAACATTCCTGGGGAAGTTAAGAATCCTAGGATTAGAGAAGCCCTATTATCTGGACAGCAAGCAGAAAAAACTAAAGCTAGTGAATTTGAAGCTGATTCAGGAAATTACGATACCATCAAAGATGCCTTTGGAGAAAAATTCGCTGATGTTTGGAAAGCTTCTCCTACAGGAGCTCGAACAGAACTTCTCAGAGCTGGAATAGATGCAAACCTTAGAGGATTAGATATAAAACAGATATTCGGTGAAGCTCAAGAAGAAATGGGGACTAAACCTAAAGCTATAAGAGAAAAAATAGAATTTCCTGAATATAAACTCAATACCGAAGGTAGGACACCGAAGGAAACGATTGCTTATCAGAAAGAACTTCGTGGATTCAATGAACCTGTATTTCGTGAAAGCGTTACAAAAAAGAAATCTCTGGAGAAACAAGGTCAATCATTTGAAGACCTTAAGAAATTAAGCCCTAAAATTCCTCAAGGTTTCTCGAGGTTCTTCTATGATAAAGGGGGCAACATCCGGCCTCTAGCTCAAACTCTGAAGCTCGTACCAAAAGAAGCAGAAGAATATGTGAAAATCATTAATGATTTCACTACCCAAGCTAAAGATAGCTATGGTTCTAGAGTTACTAACTTCGATTTGCAGCAATTTATGAAAAGGCTTCCCACTCTTGCTAACTCAGAAGAAGGAAGAGAACTTATAATCGACAGGATGAGAGTTCAAGTAGAAGCAGATAAGGCTTATTATGATGCTCTCCAGAAAGTTTATAAGCATTATGGTCAGGGGAAAATCACTCCCGAAGATGCTGAAGATTTAGCTCAACAAATATCGGATTCTCAGATAGAAGAACTTCGAAACAGAGCTGCAGAAATTGATGAAGAAATGAATCAACTTGCAGGAGAAGGAAGCCGGAAAAATAGAGAACAAACTCCTCCCGAAGGAACGGTTCTTTTATTAGATCCAAATGGGAATCCTTTGCACGTTCCTCAGGAAGATGTACAAAGATTGCTAAGTTTAGGAGCTCGATTGCCTTAATGTCTAACGATCCATTTGCTGCATATAGGCCTAAAAACAACAATTTCAATGAAGAAGCGCAAGAAGATATCTTTGCTGCTTACAGGCCAAAACAAGTTATTGAAAATGAAGAACCTGAAGAAGGGTTTTTAAAAAGAGGTTTGCGCACAGCCGGACGGTCAGCAGCAAGGGCAACTGAAACAGTTTTAGGAGCACCAAGGGCTATTGGACAATTTCTCGAGAGCATAGTGCCGGAAAAAGCTTTAAAAGCCGGTGCTGAAAAAATAGGAATTAGAGAACCTGTTGAAAAAGCACTGGAATTGACAAAAAAAGCTGCACCTTACAAATTATTTCCTAAATCTGAAGACATCAGGGAAAATGTAACAAAGTTTATATTCGGAGAAAAACTGGAGCCAAAAAATGAATGGGAAAGGAAATCTGATGATCTGGTTTCTGATTTTGCTGCTCTGGCTCTTCCTTTACCAGGTAGCCAACTGAAAGTTATTAAGCCAGCATTACTGGCATTAGGTGGGAATCTAGCCTCTGAATTATCAGAGCATATGGGAGGAAGCAAGAATCAACAGACTTTAGCCAAACTTGGCACGATTCTTGCTGGTTCAATGATAAATCCTAAAGCTGCCGTTAATCTTAAAGATCAACTCTTTCAAAAAGAATCATCTGCATTACCTTCGAATGCATCAGTGGACAATTCTAGATTGAGAAATTCTGTAACTGAATTGAAGAACAAAATCAAAAAGGGAGGGGTTTCAGATGCTGATAAACCTGCTCTCAAAGAAATCTCCAAGATCGAAAAACTCTTGAATGGTCCACAAACAGAAATTGATGTGCTTAAGGAGATTAAGAAGAAGATCAATGTTGCCAGAGGTTCGATCTATAAGCAACTTGAAGGAAATAAACCTGGGATCAGGACAGCTAAAGCTAGATTAGATCAGGTAGCTAAAGCCGTCGATGGATCATTAAAAGAATATGGGAAACAGAATCCTGAGTGGATGACTTACTACAAACAAGCTAATGAAGTTCATGGCGCAATTGAGCAAAGCAAAAGAGCGCGTACAGAAATCGGAAAAATTCTTAAAAAGTACGGTCCCCATTCTATATTGCCGTTATTTGGAGTAGGACACGTTGCAGGAGCAATTCCGACTGCTACAGGATTGGCTTCAACGGGATTAGTGGGAACTGGAGTTGTTGGAGCTGGAGAAATTGCTGCCAAAGCTTTAAAAAGTCCAACACTTAGAAAACTGTATCTTGATCTAATAAAATCTGGGCTTAAAGAAGATGTTGTGGCGATTAGGGAAAATGCCAAGAAATTAGAGAAAGAACTGGAAAAAGAAAATCAGTAAGGCTCTTCATCTCTTTCAACTTCTTCTCTAATTTCATCTCTATTCAGCCACCAAAAACCAGCCATACAAACTAAAAATAAATAAAATAAACCCATTTCCTACTCCCTTTCCGTTACTATTCTTCTTGATTCCCAACGACTCTTTTCTTCAATTGCACAAAGGCGTCCATGAAAATCTTTTATCTCTTCTCTAATAGCGATAAGATTAGCATTTACTGATTCCTCAAGATGTCTGTAATCCGCTCTAGATTCAGCACGACTCCATAAAAACAAAGGAATAATAAAAGCTGCATTTCCTAGTACTAAACCTAAAATCGTTCCCATTTCCATAAAAACCTCCATCGATTAAAAAAAATTCTCTTCTGAATCATCTTTGTCACACCAATAGATCACCAATTGTAAAAGAGCGACAAATCCTATCAACAAAAATACAAGACTCATCTTCTATTCCTTCTTCTCATTATCTTTTTTTTGTCCTTCTAAAACTCTTTGCATCAGTTGTATGTACCTTTCTTCCAAAGTACATAACCTGCCATGAAAGTCTTTCATCTCATTAAAAGTTTGCTTATGCATCCACCATAATGAACCAACAGTTGCACCAGCAATAGTCATAACTTGTAGCCAATCCATAAAAACCTCCAACGATTTCACAAAAGATGATAACATGAGTTATATTAATTAACTATGCTTATTATGAAGCAGATAAGTAAAAAGTCCATGTTTAAAAAGAAGGGATCTAAGGAAACCGGACATTGGGAAGGTAAGTACTGGTGCAATTGCAAAGAGCGAAATTATAGGTATTGGTTAGCAAAAAAAAGGTATGCCAATATATTGGATGATTTTGATGAGGTTATGAAAGACGTTGCAACTGAAGAATTGGAAAAGCTACCAAAAGATGGTTCAATACAGGTAGATCATTATGTTTATGGTAATCCAAAAAGAAATGAAACTATATAAAAATTCAGTGCCTCCACAGTAGTGTGTGAGGGCGTTTTGAATTTGAATAGTTTTGTATTTTCATAAGTCGTGTAAATTCAATGGGATAAGTATATCGTCATCACAACATAAAGAAGATTATCAGACGTTCACCGAAAAAGTTTACTTGGATTAAAACAATCTTTGTGTCATCATCTTTAATTAATATTCCAATAAGGAAAATGAAAATGATCTTTATATTTAAAATAAAAAATTGTTAGTCACATTAATTAAGGTACTAATTTATGTCCTCATCAAGTATTTCAGAAAGAAATAACTGCCGCGAATTTTGCACAAAGCATGACTCGTTTACCAATGATTTCATGTTAATTGTCTCGGTGATATGTACTATAGTCAGTACGATCTTAGTGATAAGAACGCCTGGAATTCTTTTGGATCCAACAGTGGACTGGACAAAATGGGCGATTTTTTGTCCTTTAGTCGGAGGTACTACAGGCCTTACATATGAATCATTATCCAGAATATGTAAAATGTTTAGGATTGCCATCGAGGTTCATGAAGAATCTAAATTAGTAGATGTAAACATATAAATATAAATTATGAAAAATCCTTGGATTAGCATTAAAGATAGGTTTCCCGATCAAGATGGAGTTTATGATGTGAAACATACCCGGGATGGAAATCCACTTGAATTTGGCCATTCATATTTCTTTGAGAATGCATTTCAAGAGAGTGATCACATGAAAGAATTATTCGGAGAGATCAGTCATTGGAGGGTAAAAGAAGAATGAAAAACAAAACTGACCTTATTAATTTTATGAATAAGTTAGATTTTGGCATTGCGGATATAAAATATGAGAATGGCCAAGAATACTATGCTCATAAAATGCAAGACTCAGACAAACTATATTGGTTTCCCATACAATCTGGCGGTTCCGGATTTGTACAGCTGTTCCAAGGAACAATTAAGAATGCTTTGCAGGAGAATAAAGATACTAATACCGAAAAAGAAAAAATAGCAAACATTGAGCCTTTGGATCAGTAAGCAAATTAAGAAGTTTCAGGTAGAGTTTCAGGTACTGGAAGAATGGGATGTGGAATCCAATCGGCAGGCCAAGGAAGAGGTATCCAAGAATTTTCACACCGTACATTTTCTATTTCACTACTATGAATATATTCTGCATAAGCACAAGTGATTATTCCTATAATGTAGACAGCTGATCGGATTCTAAAAATTATATTATTATGAGGCTGACTCATTTTCTAGTCCTTTTCTATTGTTGAGATCTGATTCTAAATATTTTCTAAGTTGCTTTCAACCAAAACAATAATTTTAATTTATCGTTAGCAATTTATCTTTGCTCCCAATATGGTGAAGTAAACTTGGGGAGACAAAGATATGGATGAAGAATGGGTTGACGTAAAAATTAAATTGCCCGAAATTGGTCAACGAGTAAGAGCTCTAGTAGTAAAAGAGCTCATTTATGCTGGCGAACATGAGTGGACTTATGATTCAAAAGGCGAGCATGGAATATATTCTTGGTCTGCAAAAGTAAGGGAAGAAGATGAATTTGACAGAGTGCGAAGATAATCTATATATAAATGGAAAAAGCATTGGAAAAGTTAAAGAAGTATTAGAAAGGCTACTGAATTCTCGCAAAGAATATGAAAAATACGGAGATGCATTCATTCAGAAAGTCTATGACACGGCTAATATTTCTGCCAACCATTCGAGTTGGTATAACCGGGATATGCCATTGGATTCTGCTGATAAGCCTTTTGCTGACTAGCTTGATGAGATTCCTTATAGCTAGTTTCTTTAAGAGAAGTTTTATTCCCAAAATGGGAATATATTACGTATCTCATGGCATCTACCGCATGGTCTCTTTGTTTGACAGGCTTGTCTTCTCCGCGTCGTACCGCATTGTCATCCCAAACATAACCCTCGATTTCTTTGATTAGATTAACGCAGTTCTTACAGACAACAAGATTTCCTTGTGAAAGAAGAGTAGAGACACATCTAATTCCATCGATCACGTCATTATTTGCTTGCTTGACTGGGAATTTCCCTCTACGCAGTTCTGTTTGGAAGCTCGCAGCTGAGGGATCTAAATAGAGCAATCTTATAGGATAACCACCGAATTCTCTTTGAAGATCAAGGGCATATTCAGCATCAGTTTTCTGATAACCCATTGATTTGGAATCCCAATAGTATTCTTTTTCTACCCAAAGAGTTGGTTTATGATCATCGTTATAACCAACCAGGACTGCAGCAAATGCATTCGATGTCCCGTAATCAACACCGAGAAAATAATGTTTAGCATAGGTTGGAGGATTATTTACAACATGGAGAGAAGTATCGAAGAAGTCATAAATAGCGCCTTCTGCTAAGACCCAATCTCCAAGAATGAACCGCTTATGCCAAAGTCCCTGATATTCCTTTTTGAGAGAGTTTTTGAAATTCTCAGTAAGCGTAGGATTATCATCGAGATTGAACTTAAAATGTTTTAAGGCTCTTGGATCGTCTTCAAATTTATCGAGAAAATCTGTCTTAAGCCAATGCATCGGACTATCTGGGTTAGTTCCGCCAAATAACTTCGCTCCTTCGATTGACAAACGTGAAAGCAACATACGGAAGAAAGATTCCGGTAAGATGGTAATTTCGTCCACGAGTGCTCCCGCAAATGTCGCTCCCCGAATCTTTCCCTCGGCTCGCTCGTCATTTGCACCGACAACATACACCTTCTTGCCAAATAGTGTGAATTCTCCCATCCCACGGTTATATCTAATGAGACCACCTGTAAACTCCTGCATTGGTTCTATAATGTTCATTAAAACGGTTCTTTCTGACTTACCCGTAATAAGATATCTCCCATCGGGCCCAGAACGAAACAGCTCTTTCATGAATCTATGGATAGTGACGTGGGACTTGCCCGACCTTACTGCTCCTACAGCAATATTTAACCTTGCATCCGAATCGTTAAAAAACTCAAGTTGTTTTTTCGAGAAGTCTTTAATCATTAGAGAAAGAACCCAGCAAAGCCAATGTTACAAGTATTACAATAAAAACGATCCCCATCTTCCATTCTTCCATCAATCATCATCTTCTTCTTCAGAACTCTCGACTTTATGCTTTAATTTATCCATATGATCAAGAAATCTACCATAATCGTTGCCAAGAAGCTCATAGCGAGAATCTTCGACCTCTTTGCTCCTCCACTTATGACAACATCCCAAAAAGAATTGAGCGAATCTTGCATTTAAGGCTCCTGTAAGTGCTTGTCTACAGACAATATGTTCTTGCCAAGATTTTGCGTATTCGTACGCATCTTTGAAGTTTTCATTCTGCTCGCAATATCTTTTAAAGTATTTAACATTAAAATCATTATCAAAGCACCAATCTCTCAGCATTCCGAATTTCTTGTTTTTGGCATGGAATCTCACCCATTCCCGCAGATTTTCAGCAAGATCGTCCAGAACTTCTTGTGTAAATTCTCTAGGACGACCACCAGCATGTTTTTGTTTTTCCATATGTTTCTCTCAAAATAGGTTTTAAATTATTTATTTACCAGCTGCCCTATTTCTTGAAAAGCAAATACATTAACTGTTGAATGCTTTGCCATTGATGAAACTTAGAGTACACGCCTTCCCAATACTGATGATTCATTTCTTCTTCTTTTTCATCTTCATTTCTTTATCACATTTCTCGATCTTTTTATCACGAGGAATGTCTTTCTTTACGAGATCGTCCATCATGACCTCAATCTTTTTTTTATCTTTCTTGATAATTTTATCCATCACTTTTGTCCTTTTAAATTGTCTATTTCTTTATCTATTTCATTCTCAATAAACGATATAGCTCTTTCCATATCGTCTAAATTCTTATCAAGAGCATCGAATATATCTCTGATGCTGTCACAGTACTGAGCTGCCTTACCTAACATGTAGGCTACATCCGACTTGCAAACCGGTTTTTTCATATAATGCCTTATAATTAAACATTTTAGAATTCATGTCTTTAATTTCCATCCAAGTCAGGATTAGAAAGACAACAATCACTGATCTCAAAATCATATAGCCTCCATTTCTTCCAATATTCCTTCAACACATTGTTGAAGTTGAAAGATTTGATAAGATAAATCACACTGCAATTCGAAAGTAGTTCTCTCAACGGCATAATGCTGGAAAAATAAAGAGAACTGATCAGCGATTTCTAAGTCCTTTCGACTTGGATTCTTGCTTTGCCATTCCGGGAATTCCTCTATAAAATTAATCGACTCATATGAATCGTTAAAATTAATCATCTTCTCTCTAATTTTTATAACCATTATTTTTTGCCTTTTTTAGGTATTTTAGCTCCTGATTTCCTAGCTTCTGACAATGCAATTGCAATCGCTTGTTTTGGGTTCTTTACTTCAGGTCCTTTTTTAGAACCGGAATGCAATTCTCCTTCTTTGAATTCATGCATCACTTTCTCTACTTTCTTTTTTCCTTTACTCTCTTTCATTCTCGTTTCCTCTTTTTCAAATGGTGTATAAACTACAATTGCCGTAATCGAACCTTCAGGACCCAAAGACGGTATAATGTGCATTCCTAAAAGCTCTCCTTCTTGTTCTCTAAAGAAGCAATTAATCGAACGCACTAACTCAAAATAAAACTTCTCTCTAAACTCTATGACTCTTTGTTTCAACAATAACCCCCTTTTAACCTTAAGGCCTGTCTTTTAATCTCTTGCGTATGAGAAATAAAATCGGTTAGATTGTTTGTTCCATAATGTTTCTCCTCAACCATATGGGAGAAAATATCTAATTGGGATTGTAATATTTCTTCTAGATCCACTACCAAATCTGCATCTGGCAATAACTCTAAGAGATCACATGCAGCCGAAGACGCCATATATACTGCCAAAAAATGAGATTCCACCGTTTTCATAACATAATTCCTTGAAGCATACATACGAGCCAAAAAAACCAAACGGTTAATACAAGACTTACAGTCATAATTGCAGCTAACTCTTTTTTTGACATAAATTTAAATATTAAATTTTCCCTCTTCAATTGCCTTGATAACCTCTTGTTCATCAGAATCCTGTATTTTAATATTTTGTATCTTCTTGAGATCGCTTGCGTATTTGCCAGCAAACTGTGTAAGTAAGTTAGCTAGCGTTTTAAAATTATCTTTTTTATCTCTGTCGTCAAACAATGAAGATTCTCCTCGCAAATCATAGAGTGCAGGGCAATTCTCTAGGAATTTATATAAGTCTTCTTGGAATGCTTGAAGCTTTTCTGGATCAAAAACCAAAAATACAGCTTCAACATTCGGATCTAATTTCAAACCTTCTTTAACCATAATTTCTATTTCCGTTCTAGGATTTTCTGAATATAACTTTTTTGAGTGGCAAATTGATATCTGGCTATCGTCTTGCCAAAATATCCCTTTTCCACAATCCGAATATAACTTTTCAAGGTTATCCAAATCCGGTTTACTATTATGCGATTGAAAACCCCATAATTTAGCGTTCTTTTTGCTTGTAGCTTCACTTTTATTGGTAGGGAATAGGAACGTATACCCCACCTCAAAAAATTGAGCCTTGGTCAAATTAGATGCCTCCTTGACGATTTCAGCATTTTCACTCTCCCAAGCCCCATTCCAAGCCTCTAGCATTCTCTTTCGAACGTCTTCCATTTGATCTTTGATCTGAGGATCGTAGACAATTGGACGACCACCACGGCAGCCACACTTATGTCTGCTTTTCGGCAATGGAGCTCCTTCAATTGTTATTTTCATTCTGTCCTTTCGTCTTCTTCTCGGTTTGGCTCCTCTTTGCTTTCTGCAATCACCAAATGCTCTTTGATGTTAACTACACAATTGTCCAAAATCGGAAGCCTGTGATCTTTCGAAATGTTCATCAGGCAATTAACTATGTTGCTGACTGATAGATTGAACATCACCTCGAACATTACTCGCTTCACTTCGTGAACCGGTGCGTCTTCGGGAAAATCATGCTTAATGTCATTTCTGAAAGAATCCATTAAGGCATGAAAAGGCACCATAAATTTATCAAAATAAAAGTTACATTTATTTGCAAACTCTTCAACCTCTTTGGTTTCTCTGTAATCAATTTCCATATCTCTGCTCCTTTTTAAATAATATTTACGTCCATAGAATGAACTTCTGTGTTTCCATGACTAAGCCAGGAAGTAAAAGCCGACCAATCCATCTCACAGCAACAGAAGGCTATACTTTCAAAAGGCTCATCTATCGGGCTCCTAGTATCCACCGAAAATTCTATCTTGTGGTTCAACTCCATTCTGTTTCTCGACATAGGTGGACTCTTAACACATTTTATTTCTAAAATCCTGGATATAGGGATCAATCTCTCTGAGTTGTATTGGCAAAGTTTTATGAATTGCATGGTTCTCCCTCCTTTCTATTTCTGGGATAATATTTTTCGGCTTTGGCCTTCATCACAGAAAATGGAATGCCAAAGTAATTGGCAATCTTTTCTATGAATCTGTCCTCAATGATGTAGGTTCCTGACCCATTTTCGATATAGTAAAGCTTGATGTAGCACATCTTTAAGTCTTGGGACATAACTTTGCGAGTCACCCCAAGCGCCAACCTAAGTTCTCTGACGAAATTCGGAAAGTTAAACGTATGATTCAACTTCTTTAATGTTTCTATCTTTTCTTTTGAACTTTCTAGTTTATTCATAAGTTACTCCTATTACATAATTAAGTTCACAAATCTATTCATTTATTTTAATATATTTGTTTATATAAAACAGAGAAGAAACATAAGGCATTTCATGAGTACAGTCTCTGACAGGAATACCCTCCAGCCACGCTTCAAATGCAACGCAAAAATCTGAATTGCAGGTCACTACGAAAACTTCTTCGTCAGTTAGGTAGATTTTATATTCAAACAAATCATCCTCCAGAACCCATTTCCTTAGCTCTAGCACTGAGGTAAGCGGTATGAATCTCAGAACGTCATTTTTTTCATCTAGGTACTTTATAAATTTCATAATCCATCCGTTGGTAAATTTCTTTTTCTAACTTCTTTTAAAACATTCGGCGTAAAATCTTTGCTTCCAAACTCCAAGTGTGTAGGGATAGCATTGGTACCATTATCAAATTCAATGTAGTTATAACCTACTGTTATGCCTTTTATATTAGAGAACTTACGCAAAACTTTCTCTGCTAATTTTTCATCATTTTCGGGAGAATTTACTTTAATAATCGACTTAGTATTCATCTCCACCGAAAGCTTATCGTATTTCTCCCTGAGCTTTTCGGGAGACTGAACCCAAGTAAACCAGGTATACCCCGTAACTGTGGTCTTGTGAAGATGGACCATGTGTTTGATCACTGCAGTAATCCCCTCTTCGGTTCGCCCATCGATACGCATCATCTTGTCAAACTCCTTAGCCCACTTGTCAAAGTTTGGAAGTTTCTGGGTTGGATTGATATTCTGAAGTGTATTGAAAAAAAGGTGCGCGAGTCGGCCCGACGCAGGAGGGTCCGACATAAGTTCTTTCTTCATTTGTTTATTCTTATCTATTGTTACTTCTTTAGCGTCCTCATTTTCGGGACGCCGAAGTTCGGGATCCCGAAAACCGGGATGTCGGAAAGATTTTTTGAACTGCTGATATTCAGAG